GCCAGCCCCAGCACCCGCACCCGCACCGGCCCCCGCACCAGCCCCAGCACCAGCCCCAGCCCCAGCCCCAGCACCCGCAGCGGCGCCCGCAGCAGCACCAGCACCCGCAGCCGCCCCACCTCCAGCAATAAGCGTCCCATCCACAAGCGTGATGGTGAGTACGCCTTTCTGAGCGGCAAGGGCTTTAGCAGCCGCAATCGCAGCAGCACTTGTACCCCCAGCAATTACCGCGTTTTTAATTGGGTCATAGGTAGGCGGACTTTCCGCAGCGGGTTCTGGCTTCGGCTCAGGCTTAGCCTCCGGCTCAGGTTCCGGTTGAGGCTCAGGCTTAGGCTCAGGCTTAGGCTCCGGTTGAGGCTCTGGTTGAGGCTCAGGCTTAGGCTCCGGTTGAGGTTGAGGTTGAGACCCTCCACCAGTTCCAGTTCCAACTCCTCCCGCACCCCCTGCAGGTGTATACCCGCTTGGCACAAGGGTGCCGTCCATCAACTTAATCTCAACAACTCCATTCTTAACCGCTAAGGCTTTTGCAGCAGCGATAGCTGCCGCACTGGCGCCTCCAGCAACCACAATGTTGGTAATTGGATCGTAATAGGGCGGGTTTTCAACCGTAAGTTCGGGTTCCGGCTCAGGCTTAGCCTCCGGCTCAGGTTCCGGTTGAGGCTCTGGTCCCGTGTCTGTGACATCTCCGGTTTCTGGCTCTTCAATCGTAACTGTCGGTTTCCCGCCAGTCGGAGGTTGGCCCGTAGGTGACCCAGTTACAGGAGGCGTAGTTCCCCCTCCCTGCCCACCGGATTCAGGCCCCGGTTCAGGTTCAGGTTGAGGTTCTGGCTCAGGCTCAGGCTCTGGCTCAGGCTCTGGCTCAGGCTCAGGCTCTGGTTGTGTTTCAGGCTTAGTCTCACCACCGGGTTTACCTGTCTCACCACCCGTGCCGGGTCCAGTCCCAGTTCCGGGGGCATTTTGTCCGGCATTCCAGAACGGGCGATCCGCCCACTTCATACCATCGGCAATCCATTTCTGTAGCGCAGCGGCATTACCGGGCTGTGTAAGCCAATTAATACCTATCTGCGAAGCGAGAAACGCCGCTAACTCTGCTGAACTGCCACCGGCCTGACCGCCCCCCGCAGGAGGTCTTGTATCAAGTGATCCGCCATACGGATTCTTACCTGACCACGGTGTGTTAATGCCACCCAAACCCCCACCACCCGTGCCGAACAACGCCCCGTAGGGGTTAAACTCCGGGTTCTTTGCACGGCGATTGAGTTCCTCGACGTACTCACGATTGGCAATAACGTTCGGGTCTAAATTAAGCGGGTTGGTAACAACGCCGCCCTCTGCATAGCCTCTACCCCCCGGAGCAGGTGGGTATGGGTTGTAAGGCACCAAGCCTTTGCTTGTACGCTTGTAGTACTTACCCGGCAACTGATAGGGTTGATTCGCTCCCGTACCATATTGCGGATTGAACCCGCCCGGAATGTAGACGATATCTTCGCCCATACCGGGAACGTTGAAGGGTTTAGGCTCTTCCGCAAAAGTGCCCACCGCTCCCATCAACGTGGCGTACTTACTCGCCGGACCGCCCAACGCCTTCATAAAGGCATCCGAAGCGCCTTCTTGACCGGTAAAGATGTTGCTAACGCCTTTGCCCATCGTGCCAAAAAGCCCCTGCGGGGGAGGCTTGACCGTCGTACCGGCTTGTGCAGCGGCGGCACCAACGGAAGGGATGGCCGGAAGTGGCGCGGAGGTATCCGGTATGCTTACTCCTAATAGATCTTTCGTATCCGCAAAAGGCGAGATAAGCTCGCTTTCTTTTAAGCCAAGTTGTGCGGCCAAAGTGTCTGGGGGTCGGGTTGATACTCCTCCCGCTGCCTTCAATCCCGCCGAGATACCGGCTCCGCTATAAGCCCCCAACCCCGCCATGAGACCTTTCTTCAAGTCCCCTTCAATCAACGCGTAGCCCAATCCCACCGTGGCCGCTGCACCAAACGACGACATCTTAAACCCTGCTGGACCCAGCACCGCACCTGCAATCATCGGCAGGATCTTCTTAAGGAACGAGAAGCGCGGCTCTCCCGTCACCGGGTCATACAAGTCCTGTTCATTGGCACCGTAAGCCCTTGCCAATTGTTGTAGCCCCGCCACTTCACGGGGGGTCATCTGGACGTTCATGACATCCATATCTCGGTAAGGCGAACTTACGAGAGAAGCAAGACCGGTTTGGGGAGAGTTGTTATACATGGTTGCTCCGAATCTTATCACCCGTTTGCCTCGTAATTCGACACCCACACGACCGTCAGGATGATAGACGGAATTGCCGGGATATTGCCTGTCGCAGCAACATACGGAATGATCACGTTCGTGTCAGAAGACTCCCAAGCCAACTCAAAATAGTCGTTAGCCTGCATCACAAGTACAAAGTTCCACGCCGCAACAATCTCGTTGTTGGGTCCATCAATCACAATTTTAGTAGCCGAATCCGGCACGTTGACCCCATTAATTCGGGGCCAGATATATACCGCACTTGCCGAACCGCCCGTTTTATCCAACTGGGCTGAAAACTGGAAGTTATAAATTCCCGTTTGAGCAACGAAGATTTTGGACGTAGGAGTACCGCGAGTAACGGCTTGTTGGGTAACGACCGAATTGTAGGTAAATAAATTGACCGCGTTAGCAACCGGATTAGGCTGCGTCGTCGTATCAAAATACGAAGCGTGCGCGGTCGGTGAATTAACTCGGTTCGCTACTTGGCTAAAGAAAAGCCGCAGAACGTTACTGAACTGATCCTGATAACGAACCTGATACTCGCTCGGTGCAACCGGTAAGTTCGGCGGAGATATGCCACGTGCAACGGTCATCGTCGGCCATCCGGACGTACGTCAATTCTCATCATGCCCATCTGCCACGCCACCCCGAGGTCCGCCGAGTCCACACGGAACGCCATCTGACGGCCTCGTATGCGGGTATAGACCTGACCCGTGTACTGCTGGATCGGAATCACCGATGTGCGCGTTACGACTGGTTGATCGGCTGCAGTGTAATTAGAACCTGAGTTCTGCCTTGGTCTGACAGTCAAAGTCACGCTCGGGCTCGTTCCTGTGGACCCTGTGAAGTTGAGGTCAGGCAGGATGCGCCAGACGTAACCAAAGTTCTGCCCGTCTTGAATGTCAAAGTCCGACGATTCAATAAAGGCCGCGATGGGTTCAGCCGGTGTGATCGACGCATCATCGTTCCCAAACTCGTGGAACAAAATTTGGTTCGGCACTCTCGACTCAACCATTGTGTACTGCTCATGCGAAGCCGCCGTTGTGCTATTCACGCCACGGACACAGCCTATCAGCGTATTACCGTCCTTAGACGCGTAAGAAACTTGCTCCGAGTCAATAACCACCGTACCCGAGTTCGGGTAACTTGATGCGTCCGTCAAGGCAATGGTTGTCACGGATGAGTTGATTGAAGTCGCCAAATATCCCGTCTGAATCGAGAACGCGCCCATCGGATACTGACGCTGAGTATGCTCAGACCACGCCGTACGATTGATATTGCCGTAGTACCAAATTCGCTCAAGGTAGTTATAGATCACATACCGGTCATTCACGAGGCTGTTTGCCGACGGATAGAACCACCAGACCTCGTTGTAGCCCTCGTTAGACCCCGAGCATATTTGGTCCAACTGATTTAAATTAATGTCGCTATAGACAAACTGACGCAACGTGCAAGGCAGCGTCTCAACGCGCCCCGTATACATGAAGAATTTATCCCGACCCATCCAGTAGGTCACGTTGTTGACCGTAATCGCCGCGTTCTGCGAAGCGATGGATACGTCTTGATCAAGCAGATTAAAGCCCCACACGAACGGAGGCCCAAGGTATTGCATCGAGAAAATGGCCGTATCCGTCCAGATCAGGATTTCTTGGCGCGTATTGAGAGCCGTGACGATGTATGAACCGTGCGAAAGTGTCTGTTCACCCGACTGATTCGTGACTTCAGGCGCCCATTCAAAGGCATTGCCCTGATCGGACCAGCGCACAAGAAGCGGATTAAATGCCGTCGTAAAGTCGGTCGGATCGTACGGAGTCGCCCCCGCGCAAATCACAAAGTCACTCACAGGCGAGTCGATCACCATAAAGACTTCAGCCGGGACATGCCGCCCTGCATAACTGAACGACAGATTAGAGATCGTTGCCGAAGCATTAGTCGCCTGCGAGATCGTGACCGACGTAGACCCATTCCATGTCTCGGTGACGTAAGTACCCGAAACGATCCCACTACCCGAAATGACCGCGCCCGTATTAATTCCTGTCGCATCGTTGACTACGATGGTTGTTACACCCGAAGCAAACGCAGCCGTTGTCGTGGTCTTAATCTGCGTGTTGGCTTTTGCATCTAACGTAATAGCGCGGGACCAATTCGTCGTATCGCGGGTCCAGAAATACACCGCACCGCTACGCTCTGCGAAGATAAGGTCATCGCCATAGTTAAACATCGACCAGAGACGCAGCGGCACACCCGCACCCGTGTCGGAACCCCAACCCCCCTCACCCCACGGGGGACCGCCCCAACCGACTTGAGTCGTCGAGACCGCCGTGCCTGCATCAATATCAAACTCAGCAATGACAAGTGAGCCGCCACCCGTTGTCGTCGCATCTGCCGCCGCATCCGCGTAGATCGTAAACGTATTGGCCGTTGGCGTAGACTGAATCGGGTAATCGCCATTTAAAGTCAGGCTAGCGACCGATATCGCCCCACTAAAACTGACGTAGGTACCGACCGATGATGCGTGGGCCGACGCCGTAACCGTGACCAAACGACTGCCTGATGTCGTGGCAAAGGGGTTTTGAGAAAGCGTTAACGAGTTCCCAAGGGGCGTAATATCGTGATAAATCCCGCCCAGTTCTGCATAAACTTTCTGGTTAGTGCCGACGCCAAGAAGATTCTGATTAAGCGTGGAGATCCAGTTCCACAAGATACGGGCTACGCCTTTAAATGTATTGCCTGCATTGGTGATGTTCTTCCAACCACCTAGTTTCTCGGCATAGCCTGAACGGAACCGAATTTTGTCGCCTGCGAAGAAACCACCCTCGTTGGCATAGCTCGTTGATTCGCGATTAACGCCGGGGCGCAGTTCAAGTTTTTGGAGTGTCATTACGCAACCCCCGACAAATACAGCGCCTGTTCATCTTTGCGGCGCTTCACAAGACCGGGCAGCACTTTGCCTGCCGCCTTCGTCCACTTCATGAACTCTTCAGCCGCGTCCTCGTACTCACCCCGGTTCGTCTTCATCCGAAGAGAAGACCTTTGAAGGTTTCCCAAACCGACGTTGAAGGAAAAAGAAACGAGGCTATCGAAGATTCCTTGATGACTAGTAGACACAGGGCAAAGTCGGGCCACGCCGCGCTCAAACCGCGCAAGGTCTTGAGCCAAGATTGCATCGACCTCCTCCATGCTGAAGACCCGAAAGTCTTCAAACTTCAACGGCATTTTTAACCGCTCAGCCACAGGCATCTTGGCCTGTTCAGGATAAAGCACGTGGCCCACGCCGACCGTCCACAGATGAGCAGGGCATCGGTACGGCTTCACCCGTACACCCTCGTGATGCTTGATCATCTTGATGGCCTCGGGGCTAGTCTTCACGACTTAGCCCTTCTTGCCGAATGCCTGCGTACCGAACCAAAACGCGATGATTGAAGAGAGGATCAGCATCTCATCGTCTGAGAATACATTCTCCATCGCCACCGCAAACGGCGCACCCTGACTGTAGGCGTACCAGAGTCCGGTGATGTTGAGGATGACCAACTCCAACACAAAGATGTACGTCACCACGGGCCGCACCGACGCACGAAGGTTGATCATCCACTGCGATGCACCTTCACCAATCTTCATGTCGTGCTGGTACAGAGCCATGCGCTCTTCGGCAGCGGCTTGGATGGCGATCTGCTCGGTCTTGATCTCTTCGACCTGTGCCTGAGCCTGATAGCCCTTAGCCAGCATCTCAAGTTCACGTTCTTTCTGCAGTTGCAGAATGGCAAGTTCGTGCTTCTTGTCCTGTCGATCTTGGAAGACCTGAATGATCTTAGGCAGACCGCCTACCAAGAAGGAGAGAAAGGTACTGATCATGGTCATCATTTCTTAGCCCTCACAGTGTCATCGCCTTTGGTCACGGTCACGTGGTCGCCGTCCACATCGACCCGCATCGGCTGCTCCTGCCGATCCAGCCTATCCAGTTTGGCAATCAAGTCTTTGATCACGCCGAACTCAGGCTTCTCTTCCTTCTCCACCGTGCCAGCGATAGAAGCCAGCATGGAGATCAACGCCGTTAAGGACGCACCTAACAAACCCATCACTGCCGCAATCTTGTCGGAGTCCAGCGCGAGACTGGACAGCACCCCGATCACGACTATGGCGGTGATGTACTTGAGGCCGTCCTTGCCTTC